CGTGAATGGTTCCGTCCGTTTGCCGGCACAATCCTAGAAGAAAATGTACACGAATGGTTCGATCTACGAGGCATGGATAACAGTCCATTTATGATGTATGCTGTTAATTGCCAACCCGGTGTTGCCGATAAGATTCCAAGCATTATTCACGTCGATGGCACTTGCCGTATTCAAACAGTAACAGCAGAACAGAATCTACACTATTATAATCTAATCAGTGCATTTAATACTGCTACTGGCACTCCTATATTGTTTAACACTAGTTTCAATTTAGGTGGCGATCCGCTGGTGGAAACAATCGATGATGCACTAAGCACCCTGCGTCGTAGTGAATTAAAGTACTTGTATCTGCCAGAAGTCGGCAAATTAGTCTATATTCCAGGCAATGTAAACGCAGAAGATTCAGACTCAGAGGAATAATTATGCCGACAAGTTGGTGGGAAGGAGTCCGTCCTAAAAATAAATTTGCACCAAATTTTAGAGTGCCTTTATATTACGCTAAGGACGGCAGTATTGAGTTAATGAAGACCATGAAACAATACTGTATAGATATGGAGCAAGGTATCATTGCCAAAGAAGAATTGGTCAGTGAAGTTCCGAAAAATGATAGTGATCCATATCAATATACTCAACAGTGGAAACAACATCATCTATTAGATGATTCTATTCCTAGGAAAGGCGGTGAGGCGTTTGAAAAGTTTCCACCTATTCCTGAAACTAGAGATCTTTTTAATATGTTCCGTAGTCACTATCTACTGCATTTAAAAAATTTAGGATTTCCTAGAAAGCGTGTATTCATTCATGCTTGGGCAAATGTTCTTAGAAAAGATCAGTTTATTAGCCGACACATGCACTTGTCGGATGAACACAGTTATTTGTCCGGCACGTACTATGTAAGTAATAGCCATGCTAAATTAGCATTGGAAAATCCTATACGTCAGCAAGAACTTAGTTATTTTCCAAATGATGCAGGCAATTTAATATTATTCCCCAGCTGGTTACCGCACTACAGTGAAGTATACACTGGTCCAGAAGAAAGAGTCAGTATTGCGTTTGATATTGTAGTTCATGAAAATGCCAGAGCTAACCCATGGAGGCCCCATGAGTTGTTTGATGATCCTGACACTATGCCAGATATTGATGACTAATGCCAACCCTATACGTTACCGGCGATAGTTTCAGTTATATTCCACCAGGACATACTAACCCTAGGATCTGGTCCATTGCACTTGCTAATAGACTAGGATATAAACTAGCTAATCAAAGTATGCCAGGGGCCGGCCAGGATTGGTCTTGTAGATATATAGATGCTGTTACTAATCTAATAACACCGGACGATCAACTGATCTTTGTAGTAACTGATCCTGCTAGATTTTGGTTTTATGAAGAATTTCCAGAAGTTAGCAACTATCATATATGGGAAACTGACTTAATAGATCGGATAGGCAAAGCTCGCACTAAAGCTATCGAGTCCTATGTAAAACACATACAACGACCTGCATTAGAATTTCAAGCATTTTTACACAGAATAGGTTGGTTAAACAATATTGCTACGGTACGAGGTTGGCGAAAACCATTAGTAGTTTGGGGAGGATTTAATCATGACATCAACCCACAAAAGATTGTAGACTTTCCAAATCTAATTTTCTCTAAGGGAAATTTACTAGAAATTTCTCGACAAGAAGATGTTAAAGATATACCATGGGTTGGATTGGACACTAGGTACAATCACTTATGTCTAAGTAATCATGACATATTAGTTGATAAATTATTTGATACGCTAACTAATAATTCAGAATTAAATTTACTATCGGGATTTAAAGAAAAATTGTTTGGGCTTGATGCCATACTAAATCCTGAGCAAGAGCTTAATTTAGTTATGGTAAAGCAGTACAGGAAAGAAGCTAAAATTTAAATTAGATCTACTAGATCAAACACAGTTTTTAATTTTGTTCGAATTATTTTACTGCTAAAACTATTACGCAGTCCTTGATGCAATGGCTTAGGAGCACGGTCTATAGTTGCCCATGCCCATGCACAATGCTCACCACTAAGAACTGGGATAAATTCATTTTCTACAACACACAAATACGTATGGAAATTAAAAACTCGATCATTAGATACGAATGTTTCTAATGGAATAGTTTTAAAGATATTGGGGAGACTGCCAATCTCTTCGGTAATCTCACGTTGTAATCCTTGCCATGGAGTTTCACCGGAAATATTAGTACCACCAACTAGGCCCCAGGTGCCTTCATGTTTACCTGTGGCTTTTTGTAGCAATAGAAATCGTCGAGTGGTTTTTGCGTAAAATAACGCACCACTACATACAATTGATTCTTTTACAATACTATTTTCCATTGGCCGGCACCATATTCACCTTCAAAGCTCTTGACCCAGGAAACTCCGTTCCATAAGTATTGAACTCCAGTGTATATATTAGTTTGCCAGACCATAGTGTCTGATTCTTGAATAGCGTTAAAAATCACATTCCACTGTGTACCAGTCCACTCTATGATATCATTTGTTTTAGCAATAAAATCAGTGCCTGTAGTGCTTTGCCAAGCAGATGGTCCAGTGCCAGGTGGATTATCTTGACTACCTAGATCTTCAACAATTAAAAATCTAGTACCCACTGCTACTGCTTGATCTGTTTCTTCCGTTCCAGTTGGTCTCTTAGGATCGTATGTTTGAGGATTTATAATAGCATCAAATGTACCAGGACTATTAGGTCTATAACTACCAGCAGCATTATATCCACCGTCAGTATCTAGTTTTCCGGTGCTATCGATACCAGTATTAGATGTTAGTGTATCAGGATTCCAATTAACTTGCAGTATGGTATTGTCTAATGGATTAATTGCTATGGTTCCTACCACATAAGTTCCATTAGGTTGTATAAGATACAACATACTCGAGCCTGCAATATATTTTCCAGGATATTGATCAAAGGCTGTTTGCCAATTAATTGGAGTACCTTGTCTTACAGATTTATCTAATGTTGGTTCTGCTGGTAAAACATTTTCGCCGGGATTCAATAGTTGAGCCTGTCCAGCATATACTTGTATACCCCAACCACCTATAGTTGTGTCACTTGACCATAATAAATCGCTAAAGGATGTAGTGCCTACCGCTCCAGCAGGATCTTGACCTAATCCGTCAATATAACCAACTGGACTGGTAGATGTATTAGCCCATAGATTAGTAACAATACGTGTAATAACACCAAGATGCTTGACCTTAACTGGGGGACTGATCCAAATTGGAGTAGTTAATGTTAAGGTAGCTATATCTATCGGAGAGTTAGTACCGACTGGTACTTGACGACTACTCCAAGACATTGAATCTAAATTAAGAACACTTAAACTAGTCCAGTCGATATAGTTGTCTGTAGTTTGTAATTCTAAACTAGGATTGAACAACACTAGTATTTGTTCAAGTATCTGTAATTTTTGTTCGGTACTAGTGCTCCAAATATCAACTTTGATAGTTAATTTATAGGGTGTTGGCATTAGTCTTTCAACTGTATAGTTACGACCTTGATTTTGATTATAAACAGTCTGCCCATAGGTAGGACTCATAGGATCCATATCAACCTGTGTATCACGCTCACGGAAGTTTAATTTGCCTACATAGGTTGAATCAGATAATCGTTCTCTATCCAGTTCTAAGCTGCCAACATACACTGCTATTCTTGGCGCACTGCTAATAGTGTTTTCACTATTTTGATTGATAATACTAGCAGCCTGTCGATCTTGATCGCCATATATTACAGGTATGCGTACCAGCGTACCATCGCCGTATTGTACTACAAAATTACTTAATACACGAATAGTCTGTGTAATGTAGCGTCGTATTTGTCCGTCGTAGAAAAACTGCATTATAGATCCGCCTTAGGTTTAAGTGCCTGACTAAGGCTTTGTCGTTGAGCTTCTCTCATATTATACAAGGTCACAGTCCATTCACCGGCAAGGGGAATAGTCTGTTGTTCGGTGTTAATAATAGGTAGAGTTATTTTTAAATTAGTACTGGTCACACCTACTGGATTAGTATAATTGTATGAAGTGACTAAACCTGTATACGCAGACACTTGATATTCTAATTGTACTGTTCCTAATTTTAACACAATGTACGGAGCAGAGCTGCCAACACTGTAAAGAATCTTAGTATTGATAACGTGATCACCTTGATTCAACACAGCAATATCAGTAGCAATTGATTCATTATAGGTATAAGAACTGTTGTTAATAAATCCAGTTTTTTGTGTGCTTCGTGTATCATTGTTGGTCATATTCATACGCACAGCATCTTCAACTTTTATCCAAGCATTTTGTTTTCCATCAAATCTAAATAATCTGTTAGGTAAAAAATCAGTACGTAAAAAGAAGTCATCCGGACCAGCATTGGGCGGAAATTGAATACCGTGACCAAAATCGTAACCATTGACCGGCATGCCGTCACCTACTAGATAACCAGTATAGCCAGTTCGTACTGGACGACCATTGTCCTCACTGGCTCTGTAGCTGGCATTGCTAGCATCTAGTGTTGTTTCATCTGCTGTTTCTAGAACTGGTTTTCCATTAGTAGGATCAACAGCTAGTGTATAGAATTGACGAGTTTCATATCCGCTCTTAGGTGCATCGGCTTCTGCCTGTGCAACTATCTGATCGTTAATTTGTAATGTTTGATTATGAGTACTAATCAACTCACGGAGAGTAGTATTGCTTGGATCACCATTTGCATCAGTAGCAGGCTGATTAAGCAGTTGTGCAAATTGTTGGCTATCTGTTATGCGTTTAAGTCGCAATCTGTATAAATGCGGGAACCAAGTCACTGAATAACCTTCGCTAGCACGAGTAACATCGTCGATCACATAATATCGAGGCATACTAAAATCTTGTGCATTAAGAGCAAAGTCATCTTTTAAATTAGGAAATTCTAAAACATCGCCTGTAATAGGTTTACGGCCAATAGTTTTTACTATATCGTTAATATGCACAGTCAACATCATAGTATCACTGTCTAAAAATAAACCAAACTGACTTAGATTGAAGTCAATGTTTTGAGCACTGTACATGCCGCGAATTCTATAGATTTCTGTATCGTATGTACGATCTCGATTTTCTAGGAATAACAAATCCTGTATATTTGTCACGCTGGTAGTGGCATAATTAGGCTGATCCGCAGTGGCATTTTCAGCACTGGTATTAGAACCAAGATATTTGTGGACGTATACATCCACTCCCCCGACTTGGAACATTTCGCTGGCTTGGCGATCTATAAATTTATAGTCGAGCCCTTTTTCTGGTTTATATAGAGATAAGCGTGGCATAATGATATTTATCGTAAGATACTCTTACAATATTTTACTACTTTGTCTATCTGATTAAAATCCATTTGTTCTAGTAGGTCAAGTAATTCGGTTGCTTGATCTGCCTTTATTTTAAGCCTAACTCTGCCATGAAAGGCATTATCTGAATAAGTTGCCCATTCTAAGTTTTTAATTGAATTATTAGTCTTATCTCCATCTATATGATTTACTACACTAGTTCTGGTATCTAGATTAGTTTTAATAAACGCTTCCGCTACTAGTCTGTGGATATAGCCAGTTTGTTTTTGATTTTTATTTGACAAGCAAACCAGTTTATAACCGTAGGTGTTAGTTGCAACTTTTAAAACATTTCCAGTCTTGATATTCCTAATAGATCCGAGGTTACTTACTTCATAATTAGGCGAAGATTCTATAGTTTTCCATATTTCCATATTGTATCCTTTAAAAATATTTATGTAAATATTTATATAAATATTTTTGAAAATAGTTTGTTAACCTATTAACGATAAATATGTAAGGAGAACAAATAATGGCTGATAGTTACCCAACAAACCCTACAGATTCTAACGCTACGCTTGAACGTAACAAGGTATTTGACTATGTCAAAACTATGTTAGGTGATGGTATGGTCGAAGTAGAACTGGATCCTAAGCATTACGAGATAGCGTTAAACCGAGCATTAACTAAATTTCGTCAGCGTAGCCCAAATTCTGTAGAAGAAAGCTACATATTTTTAGAATTATTTGTAGATCAAAACGAGTATATTTTACCCGATGAAGTTATCAGTGTAATGACTGTATTCCGACGTAGCGTGGGTAGTAGAACAGGGCAAGGTGCCGGTGGTAGTTTATTTGAACCATTTAACTTGGCCTATACAAATACCTATCTAATGAATACTACTCAACTAGGTGGTATTGCTACTTACGAAATGTATAGCGGTTATCAAAAGTTGTTGGGACGTATTTTTGGTAGCTATATTGAATTTGCGTGGAATCCAACAAAGCACATGCTCACGCTTCTACAACGTCCATTTGCAGAAGGCGAACAAGTTTTAATTAGAACAAACAATTTCCGTCCAGATTTTGTTTTACTACAAGATGTTTATGCCAAGCAATGGTTGTATGACTACACCCTGGCAGTTTCTAAATCAATCTTAGGCGAAGCACGTAGTAAATTTACCAGTATTGCTGGCCCACAGACTGCAATTCAATTGAATGGTACTGCATTGTTAACAGATGCCAAAGCTGAAATTGAAAAATTAGATAAAGAATTGGATAATTTAATTGCTGGCGGTACTGGCTACGCATTTATTCTTGGTTAAAAAAGTCTTGACCTTGTAACAAAACTGTTATATACTAGAGCTAAATTAGGGGGCTCTATGATTATAGGTGTGTGCGGTTTTATTGGTTCTGGCAAAGATACTATTGCCGATTATCTTACTAACTTTCACGGTTTTCGTCGAGAATCGTTTGCAAATTCACTAAAAGATGCAGTGGCGCAAGTGTTCGGTTGGGATCGCACTATGCTGGAAGGACGCACAAAACAAGCTCGCGAATGGCGCGAACAAGTTGATCCATGGTGGGCAGAACGTTTGAACATGCCTAATCTTACTCCACGTTGGGTACTACAATATTGGGGTACAGAAGTATGCCGCAAAGCATTCCACGATGATATCTGGATTGCCAGCTTAGAAAATAAACTCCGTAACAGCAAAGATGACATTGTTATCAGTGACTGTCGTTTTCCTAATGAAATTAAATCAATCAAAGATGCGGGCGGTATTGTAATTCGTGTAGTTCGTGGGCCAGAACCCGAGTGGTATGAAGTAGCAAAATATGCCAACGATGGGCTTGAAATGTTTCAAGAAAAACTAAAAACTATCGGAATTCACGCTAGCGAAACAGCATGGGTTGGCACTAAATTTGACTATACACTAGATAATAACGAAACTATCGACGACTTATACACCCAGGTTAAGAGCCTTATAGGTCTGGCACAAGGTCTCCCTGACGCCAACGAATCCCTTCTTTATGAAGAACACGCTGGCAATTTGCACATATAGTTTTTAAATTATCGTGACGGCAGTTGTTTAAATCGCCGTCCACATGAAATACATTAAACACTTCGCGGTGTGGGCTTTTAAACCCACATTTGTCGCAAGTGTTTTTTAGTTTGTACCCGGCTTGTTGCCACCTAGGCAATTTAACACCTCGCAAACAACTACCGCACACGCTTCTATAATAAGCCTGTCCGTTCTTATAATAATTGATAGCTACAGGTGCCCTTCCGCACGAACATAGTGGTCGCATTGAATATTTAAGCCTTTTCTGCGCCTTTTTATATGGCTATTACCGGCTCAAATTTACCAATTGGCTATAAATACATTAAGAACTTGTATTCATCGGAGATTATATACATGGCCACATTAAATTCACCAGGCGTAGCAGTTACGGTAGTAGACGAGAGTTTTTATACTCCTGCCGCACCTGGCACTACACCACTCGTTATCGTTGCTACAGAGCAAGACAAACAAAATTCATCTGGCACAGGAGTTGCCACTGGAACACAACAAGCTAATGCTGGAAACGTTTACCTTTTAACTAGTCAGTTAGATTTAGGCACTGCATTTGGTACACCTTTTTTCCAAACTGACGCTAGTAACAACCCAGTACACGCAGGCGAAATTAATGAATATGGTTTACAAGCAGTTCATAGTTTCCTAGGAGTAAGTAGTCGTGCGTAT